GCCTTCTCACCGTGCCGCTGATTTACAAGGCGGCTGCGAAGTTGAAGAAGATGAATGCCGTGCCCATTGACGATAGCTTCGTCGCCGTCGTTCATCCCAATGTGTCCTGCGATTTTATGATCTCGAAAGATTGGGTGGAAGTGCATAAGTACGCCACCCCGGAGAACATCTATCGCGGCGAAATCGGCAGGATCGGCGGCGTGCGGTTCGTGGAGAGCACCGAAGCCAAGATCATCGGCGGCGCTGGCGCTGGCGGTGTGTCCGTCTACTGCACCATGGTATTCGCCGCAAACGCCTATGGCGTCACCGAGGTCGAGGGCGGCGGCTTGCAGTTCATTGTCAAGCAGCTCGGCTCTGCCGGAACCGCTGACCCCCTCAACCAGAGGGCTACCACGGGCTGGAAGTCCCTCAAAGTCGCCGAGAGGCTGACGGAAGAGTACATGGTGCGTATCGAGCACGCCAGCACGACCGACAGCATGGCGGAATCCAACTAAAGGAGGAAATTATCATGGCTACCAGGAATAACGCAAACCCCGAGCCTGCTCCCGACGTCACCCCCGCAGCGCTTCCCGACGTCACCCCCGCAGCCGCGCCTCCCGATTTGGAGTATGTGAAGGCGGATGCTGAGGAAGTCAAGCCCGACGATCCCCGCCGCATGGTGAAGATCAAGCTGCACATGGACAAGAAGAAGGGCAAGGGCCTCTATGTCAATGTGAACGACTACCGCTATTTCATCCCTCGTGGCGAAGTAGTGGAAGTCCCCTACTACATCGCGGCGGTCATCAACAATTCTGCGAAGCAGGATGAAGAGACGGCCAAGCTCATTGAGCGATACGGGGAGAGCGCAGACTTCTAAGACCGACAGGGGGCTTTTGCCCCCTTTTATGCCATTATGCAGCAGGCACAAGCCGGTGCAATCCCGGATAATGGCTCCATGGAGGTACGTTATGACGGTTATCCAAGCAATCACCCAAGCGAAGAGCGTCAAGCCCAGCCTTTACGATGATGCAATCATGGTTGCGTGGCTCTCCGAGCTGGATGCAACGATCTACCACGAATATCTCACGGGATACGAGCAGCCCGCCGAGGAGCAGGAACCAGCACCCGAGCCCGTGATCCCGGAAACACCCGCGCCGGACACTGGGGACGTGGATGCGGGCGCGGACATGGAAGATTCCGAAGCCTCGAAGGACGAGAAGTCTTTCCCCTGGCCCTATGACCCGGAAAAGGATATGGACACGGCTCTCCTGGTGCCGGAGCCTTATTCCGGCCTCTATGTTAAGTACATCGCCGCCCAGGTGGACTATTACAACGGCGAAATCGGGCACTACAACAACAGCATGGTCATGTTCAACATGGCCCTTGCTCAGTTTATCGACTACTACAACCGCACCAATATGCACAGGCAAGATAACTATGTGCGGCTTTAGGGGGATGAAGCATGGCATACCTTCCCAAGCTCGAAGAATTGGCCGTCGCCCGTGAAATGATCGGGAATTTCGGCGGGTATAATCACAATCTGCGGATCGAAGCCAACGAGTTTTTCGATATGGGAAACCTCTGCTCCGATTTGCACCCGCTTATCTCCCCCAGGAAAAAGCGCGGGCGCGTGCGCCAGTTCACAAAGCCCAACGGCCTCTTTTCTCACAATCGCCTGTGCTGGGTAGACGGCACAGAGCTTTTCTATGACGGAAACGTGGTGGGAACCGTGGCCGACAGCCCGAAGCAGTTCGTTGGCATGGGCGCGTATATCCTTATTTGGCCGGATAAGGTCTATTACAACACATCGACGGGCGAGTTTGGGAGCCTGGGCAACGTCACCACCACCAGCGGGACGGTCAGCATCACCCTCTGCAAGCTGGACGGAACCGAGTACGCCGATTATACCGCCTCGCCATCAGCCCCGACCGAACCGAAGGACGGGCAGCTCTGGATTGATACCAGCTCCACGCCCCACGTTCTCAAAATCTACTCCGCCTATCAAGGGACATGGGCGAGCGTGCCGACCACATACGCAAAGATTTCCGCGACAGGCATAGGGAAAGGCTTTGCCGAGTATGATGGCGTCACGATCTCCGGCATGGAAAACCCCGACCTCAACGGCAGCTTTATCCTCTATGGCGCAGGGGATGATTACGTCATCGTAGTCGCCATTTTAGACGCGGTTGCAACCCAGGAAGGAGCCGTTACGGTGGAACGGAAAATCCCGGACATGGATTACATCACCGAGAGCGAAAACCGCCTGTGGGGGTGTTCCAGCGCCAACCATGAGATTTACGCCTGCGCCCAGGGCGACCCGAAGAATTGGAATCGATTCCTTGGGATTGCTACCGACAGCTATGCTATGACCGTTGGCTCCAATGGAGATTTCACGGGCTGCATCACCCACCTCGGGTATGTGCTCTTCTTCAAGGAGGACGTTATCCATAAAATCTACGGCAACAAGCCTGCCAACTACCAGCTCACCAATACGAATTGCCGGGGCGTTGAGTGTGGGAGTGAAAAGAGCCTTGTCATCGTCAACGAGACGCTTTATTACAAATCCCGGCATGATGTGTGTGCCTATAATGCCGCCTTGCCCAGCTCCATTTCCGACGCGCTGGGGAATGTCCAGTACAAGAATGCTGTGGCCGGGGCCATCGGCTCAAAATACTATATCTCCATGCAGGATGCCGATGAGAAGGGCGTGCTGCTGGTCTATGACGAGAAGCTGGGCCTCTGGCACAAGGAGGATGGCGTATATGCTCCATACTTCGCGGCCCTGGGCGCAGAGCTCTATTTCATCAACTCCGCCGACAACATCCTCTATTCTGTGGGCGGCTCCCTTGCGGAATACGCGGACGATTACGCCCGAGAGGAAAGCCGCCTCGCCTGGTTCTTCCAGACGGGAGATATTGGCCTCGACAGCCCCGACAATAAATACATCTCCAAGCTGCAAATCCGCCTGGAGGTAGGAGAAAAGGCGCTTGTCTGCATTGCGGTGCAATATGACCAGGAAACCGAATGGGACGAAAAATATCGTATCAACCTGGGGCCAAAGCAATCGTTCACCGTGCCGATTATCCCCCGTAGGTGTGACACCATGCGGCTGCGTTTCTCCGGCCATGGGGATTTCCGTGTGTATTCCATCACAAAATCCATTGAGCAAGGGAGTGATTTGTAATGGCGCTCGGCGACTTCAACCTCCCGGACATAAAGGAAAGCGACCTCGACAGCCAGAAGGAACGGCGTCAAATCCTCGAATACCTCTATCAGCTCACGGAGCAACTGCGCTATGTGTTGATGAATTTGGACGAGGATAACCTTTCTGATTCGCTGAAAGAGACCATCGACGGCGCATATCGAGCATCGGAAACCATCATGCACCGCCTGGAGGATGTATACGGGAATGTGTCCTCCGTCAAGCAGACTTCCAGCGAGCTCTCCGCCAGGGTGGAGGATGCGGAGGGCAATATGTCCGCCCTGTCTCAAAAGGTGGACGGCTTTACCCTCGTCGTAACCAACGGCGAGCAGAGCAGCGTCATTCAATTAAAATCCGGCTCCGCCACCATCGCCAGCCAGACGATCCGCTTTACGGGTGATGTGATATTCGCCAGCGACCTCACGGACGGCAACACGGTCATCAGCGGCAGCAACATCCAGACTGGGACGATTGACGCAAGCGACGTGAGCGTGACCAATCTGAACGCCAGTAACATCGTAAGCGGGATCATCAACGGCATACAGATGACAGGCGTGTATGGCTCTTTCGACTACCTTTCCGCAGCGGGCGGCGCGGTGTATCTCGGGCGGGACTATATCGACGTGAACGGCGTGCAAATTGGATACCTCTCGGGCTATGGCGACGTCAACGTGCTCCCGTATTATCACGAATACGGCAATCTCGGCGTCGGCAGGCTGGCATGGGATCAATGTGTTGCCAGATACCTATATAGTTCCTCCGGGGGCGTGTCCAGTTATTCCATGCGGGAGCTCAAAGACAACATCCGGCCTTACGCCGGGGACGTCATAGATCATCTTGAGCCTGTGCGGTTCGTGATGAAGAGCGACCCGGAACAAAAGGAGCAAATCGGCTTCATCGCCGACGATGTTATGAAGGTTCTCCCGGAGGTTGTGCGCGAGTTCCAGGATCGGAGCATGGACGAGCCCATTCTGACCATGGATTATAGCAGGCTGGTCGTTCCCCTGGTGGACGAGCTGAAACGGTTGAAAATGCGTGTTGCAACCACCGAAAAACACACAGCAGACTTGGAGGCGCGTATAGCAGCGCTGGAAGCAAAGGAGGCATAAACGATGGCAAGTTCTTATGGCTACATAAAACAGGGCGCAACGGGTGATACCGTCAAATGGATACAGGAGCAGCTCGGCATAAATGCGGATGGTGTGTTCGGCTCGCAGACAAAGCAGGCCGTCCGGGATTTCCAGAAGGCGAACGGAATCCAGGTGGACGGCATTGTTGGCAACGAGACAATGGAATACCTCCTCGGCAAGAGCAAGAACAGCGCCGCCAGCTCCCCCGACAACTCAACGGCGGATTGGCTCGCCAGCTATACCAACAATAAGCCGACGTATAGCCAGTCCCAGGCCGTAATTGATGCCGCCAATCTGCTCTCGCAATACGAGGGGAACAGGCCCGGAGCATATACCAGCAGCTACGCGGCGCAAATCCAAGGGATGCTCGATCAGATTATGAACCGGGAAAAGTTCTCCTATGATTTTGCGACCGACCCCGTATACCAGCAGTATGCGGATCGATACCAGCAGCAGGGCAAGCTCGCCATGATGGACACGATGGGACAGGCTGCGGCGCTTACTGGCGGCTATGGCAATTCCTACGCGCAGAACGTGGGCCAACAGGCATACCAAGGGCACTTGCAGGCCCTCAATGACGTTATTCCCGAGCTGCGGGCGGCGGCTTATCAGATGTACCAGGACGAGGGAAACCAAATGCTCCAGCAAATGAGCATTTTGCAGGGCCTTGAAGATACCGAGTACGGCAGATACCGCGATACCGTCAGCGATTTCTATACCGACAGGGATTACTATTACGGCAAGTACAACGATTTGAGCGACGACGATTACAATCGCTACCTCAACGATCTGGCCTCCTGGCAGGATGATAGGAATTTTGCCTATCAGCAGCAGCAGGACAGGCAGGCGCAGGCGAATTGGGAGGCTGAATTTGCGTTCGCAAAGGATCAAGCGGCGGCGAAGTCCAGCGGCTCCAGCTCCGGCAGTAGAAGCTCGGGCGGCGGTAGCGGCAGTAACAATAGCAGCAATCCCCTTGACGCTTTGCTCGCTGGGGCCATTGACCCGAGCGCTGATGCGCCCGACAAAGAGGAAAGCCTTGCGGACATGGCATACGATTATCGCCAAAATAATCCATCAATTACGCTTGATTCGCGCACGCTGGATTACTGGCTCGATGACCACGGCATAAGCGGCGATGATGCGCAGACCTTCAAAGCGTATCTCAAACACTATGGCGCAACTACCAGCAGGCGGTAATAAGAGGAGGCACATTATGGCATGGGAGCTCTCGGACGAACAGAAAAAAATCGCAAACAAGGTTTCTTCAAAACGCAAAAGCGAAGAACCTCAAAAAAATAGCCCTTCTTCTGGAGGTACTTGGGAATTAAGCGATGGGCAAAAAGAGATTGCCCGAAACGTGGCAAGCCGATATGCGGGCCAAGCGCAGAACACCTATAAGAATATGTCCGGCGCTTACAATGCCGCCATCAATCGCATTGCAGGCGGGTCGTATCTGGATAGACAGGAAAGAACTGACCTCAGACGGCAGTTATACGATCTGGAAGGCGATGTTGGACGCCTGCAATCCTATTTCAATACCCAAAATGACGGCGGAGCATTCTCGGGCGATATTCAGATGCTCAAAGAAGCAAGCGAGGCATTGGCGGGTGCGCATGAAAGTTTGGATTTCTGGAGCCAGTTTGAAAGCGAAGATGATTATTCCACATATTTGAGCCAGAGGGCAGAATACGAGCGCCTTTCCAAGTTTGATTTCGACCAAGCGGAAAAGC